CTATGAATAATGGAACTACGGGTAACTTCCAAAAAGACCACTTCCTAGCTTTTAAAAGTACTATGGCGTGGCTAATGGGTGACGGTACTAGTGATTCTTATGCTAATGGTATTAGAAACAATTTGTATCCTATCGACCAGAACTCCACTAAGCTACAGTTAAATAGTATGGTATCTAATGATATTGAGACTGTAAATATAAATGGATTAACATAATGAGAGCTAAATATTGCAAGTGTAAAAATACTTACACAACGAAAGACTGTGATTATGAGAAGAAATGCAATGCCCCTGCTTATTGGGGGCAGGGCATTGGCTCTTTAACAGGGAACGGAACATCTAATATAGATAATCAATCTACATCAAGAACAAAATCATCATCTAACGATGGTTCTTGGGATTAAAACAAAACACTTTAACTACTAAATAGTTATATTTGTATAAACAACAAAATTATGAGAAACCCAAAAGAACTCTTTAATGAGATAGTTAATTTGGCTTCTGAAGCTCTTAAAAGCAAAGAAGACAAAACTCCTGTCGATGTTATAGAAGAAGAAGTTGTGTTAGCTGATGAGGTTAATACTGAAGACAACGTAGAACTTGAAGAGAAGGAAGCTGTTGCTCCTATCGAAGAAGCTCCTGTAGTTGCTCCAGTTGAACAACCTGCTGCTGTATCTAAAAGTGAATTTGACTCTGCTATTGCTGAGATTAAAGAAATGTACACTAAGGTATTAGAGAGTATATCACCTTCACAACCACAAGAAGTACCAGAGTCTTTATCTGAAGTTGTTACTGAAGAGGAAGTGTCTGAAGAAGTATCACTTGAAGAAGTTGTTACTGAAGAAGTTGTATTATCTGAGGAAGTATCTGAAGAAGTACAAGAAGTAGAATTAAAAGAAGAAACTGTAGAAGACGGATTGGTACACGACCCTGAAGCTATGGTTGAAAAAAAGGAAACGTTCCTTTATTCACAAAACCGAGTAAAATCAACAGAAGACTTTGTCTTCAACTCATTATTTAACAATAAAAATTAAAATTAAAAATGGCTACAACAACAAACATTACTACAACTTATGCAGGTGAGAAAGCTATGCCTTACTTACAAGCTGCACTTTTAACTCCTAATACTATCCGTAACGGTGGTCTTACAGTTAAACCAAACATCAAATTCAAACAAGTATTGAAGAAAGTTGCTATGAGTGACTTAATCAAAGATGGAACTTGTGACTTTACTCCAACTGCTACAGTAGATATTACTGAAAACACTTTGGAGCCTAAGGAGTTTCAAGTAAATTACACTCTTTGTAAGCAAGATTTCCGTTCGGATTGGGATGCAATTTCTATGGGATTATCTGCACACGATAACTTACCACCAGATTTAGCTTCTTTCATTATCGCTAAGACTGCTGCTGAAGTTGCAACTGCTAACGAAACAATTATCTGGCAAGGTGCTGATGGTAACGAAGGTGAATACGATGGTTTTGAAGCTCTTTTTGCTGCTGACAATACTGTAATTGACGTAGCTGGTATCGCTGCTGCTGCTGCAACTATCCAAGCTGAAATGAGAAAAGTAATCAACGCTATTCCTCAAACTATCTACGGAAAAGAAGATTTAAAATTATACGTTGCTTCTGATGTTTACAGAGCGTATATCTCTTCTTTAGCTTTAGCTGGTGCTGGAAACGGATTCGAACAAAGAGGTTCTAATCAAGGTTTCTCTAATCTACAGTTTGAAGGTGTGAACTTATTTATGGCTAACGGTTTATCTGCTGGTAAAATGGTTGCTGCACAATCTTCTAACCTACATTTCGGAACAGGACTAATGTCTGACCAAAACGAAGTAAAGGTTTTAGATATGAGCGAATTAGATGGTTCTCAAAATGTGAGATTCATTATGCGTTATACTGCTGCTGTAGGTTATGCTTACGGTGCTGAAGTAGTATCTTACAACGTAGCGTAATTAAATTAATTGATATAAGAGGGGGTCTAACCACCCCCTAATATCTACAATAACCTTTAAAATATAAACAAAATGGCTTGCGAAAACTTATCTTTAGGGAGATTAAAACCCTGTAAAGATTCTGTTGGTGGTTTAAAAGCAGTTTATTTCATTAACTACGGAGACATAACAGCTCTAACGTATGATTCAACTGACACCGATGTAATCGACTCAATAGGTACTGGAGTATCTGCATATAAATATGATGTTCACTTTATGAGTTCATTAACACAAAACGTTCAGGCTTCTGTCGAGAATGGAACTGTTGCTTTTGAACAAGTACTTGAATTATCTTTACCTAAATTAACAAAGGAAGACCACAAAGAGATTAAATTATTAGCTCACGGTTCTCCTCACGTAGTAGTAGAAGACCAAAACGGTGGATGGTTCCTTGCAGGAGCTGTTAACGGAATGGACGTAACTGCTGGTACTGTTGTAACAGGTACAGCTATGGGTGATATGTCAGGATATACTTTAACTTTAACAGGAATGGAAAGAATGCCTGCTAACTTCTTAGTATCTGACTTAACTGATGCTGGTGGTACTATAGTTTCAGGAACATAATATACTTACAAACATTGCAAATAGAAAAGGCTCCCTTTGGGGAGCTTTTCTTGTTTAGAAACAAATCCACTTATTTTTAGTATTATAGTATGAACATAATAAATCCAAACTTAGATTCAAACAGCATAAGCATACTTCCAAGAAAGAACTATGTTTATAATGGTTTGTCTGTTGTATTAACAAACGAAGATACTAATCGTGTATCTGACTTAACAGCTACACTTGTTAGGTATGTAGGCAATGAATTGGTTTTAGATATAGACACTATAGGTTTTAAAGAAGGTCAAAGATATATGTTTAAGGTCAAACAGTCTGACGCTCCAACTGGATTATTTACTGAAAGAGTTTTGAATAACGATGGAACTGTAGAATCTACTGAATGTATTGCTGAGAAACTTGACACAACTGATGAGGTTATATTTAAAGGAATTATTTTTGCTACATCGCAAGATGATATTAACTACACTATAAATAATGATGAGTTCACTATCGACAAAGATACTGACTCTAACGAAATGAAAGTATATGAGTAAGAAAAAAGAACAAGGTGGTATGCGATTCGTTGAAATGGCTAACTATGAGAGACCAGAAGTTATTGAAACATTACACGATGATTATATATCATACGGTACTGATAACAATTATTACGGTGATATTATCGAGAGATATTTAGGTTCGCCTACTAACTCTCGTTGTATTAACGGTATTAGTGATATGATTTACGGTAGAGGATTAGATGCTATTGATAGAAATATCAATATAGATTCTTATATCGAAATGAAAAAGCTTATAGATGAAGGAGAGCTTAGAAAGATTGTTGGAGACAGAAAACTATTAGGTAGTGGATGTATCAAAGTAAACTACAATAAAAACAAGACCAAGATAATCGCAATAAAGCACCACCCAATGGAAACTCTGAGAGCAGAGAAGACTAAGGATGGAGTTATAAAAGCATATTATTATCATCCAGATTGGAAGAATAAAGTGCAAGGAGATAAACCTAAAAGAATACCAACATTCGGCAACGGTAGCGATAAGCAAACAACAGAGATATATATCGTAAGACCCTACGTATCTGGTTTCTATTACTATTCTCCTTGTGATTATCAAGCGTCTTTACAGTACAGTCAATTAGAAGAAGAGGTATCTAACTACCACATATCGAATATACAGAATGGTCTTCAGCCAAGTTTATTAGTAAACTTTAATAATGGAGTACCTTCTGAGTCTATTCAACAAAAGATGGAGAGTAAGATAAAGCAAAAGTTTGGTGGTTCATCTAACGGTGGTCGTTTCATTCTAAGTTTTAATGAAGATAAAGAGACTGCTGCTTCTGTAGAGCCAATACACTTACCAGACGCACACGCTCAATACCAATTCTTAGCTGATGAAAGTAGAGAGAAGATAATGTTAGGTCACGGTATTGTGTCTCCAATCCTTTTAGGGATTAAAGACAACACAGGATTCGGTAATAACGCAGAAGAGCTTAGAACAGCTTCTATCTTAATGGATAACATTGTTATTAGACCATTCCAACAAAACATAATAGATGCTTTAAATACTATACTTGCGTTTAACAAGATATTTTTATCTTTATACTTTGTAACACTACAAC